AGGTTTTAAAATAAGTCAAGCGTTATTTTATTGTATTTATACCATGTGCCTTTGCATTTACAACATAGGCGTATTATAGCAAAGGTTTTAAAATAAGTCAAGCGTTAAATAAACGCGCGGTTATACCATATTTATATGTGCGCCCTTGCGGGCGCGGGGGTTTGTAGTCTGCCTCGCAGCCCACAAATGTAAAGAAACGTAAAGAAATAATGCAAATAAGGGGCGGATTGCGGGATTAGGGCGGTTATTTGGTTAAGATAGGTTAAGAAAATAAATCGGGCGGGCGCGGAATTACCGACAAAAATTTATTTTTTTTCAGGGGCAAAAATTTCACACACCTCAAAATTCTGAAAAAAAGTTCTTTAATGTGGTTTAACAGGGGTCAAGGGGGGG